ATCTAAAGGTTTAGACCTGATTCTAGGTGAAAAGATGCACCTGGCTACTGCTCACAAGTTAACTACATCGAGCGAAATCTTTTTTAAGGTTAGCGAGATCATCGACAATTCTCAGATGCTCATGGATAACTTCGCCAAGAAGTACGAATCCAAGGGATCTCAGGAAATTCGGTTTAAGAACAAAGCCCGGTATTTAATCAGAGCAGGCAATTCAGCCGCTCGAGGGATTGCTGCTCCAGATGTAATCCATATTGACGAGTTGCGAGAGTTCGACACAGAAGATGTCTGGAGTTCGATGCGATTTACTCAGATGTCTAACTCGAATCCTCAAGCCTATGTCTACTCCAACGCTGGCCATGCTAATTCAGTTCTGTTGCATAAATTTAGGGAGCGAGGTTTAGCAGCTAGTGAAGGAGCCGATGATTCTATTGGTTGGTTCGAATGGAGCGCTGAGCCAGGAGCCGAGATAACCGATAAAGAAGCCTGGTATCAAAGCAATCCATCTTTAGGCCATACAGTTCATGAAGATAACATCAAGGACAGCCTCTCAGATCGCGAAGATATTTTCCGCACCGAGATATTGTGTCAATTCGTTTCAATGATTAATCCTGTGATCTCAGAAGCAGAATGGAAGAAGTGCAAAGCCGAAGATCTGCCACAACTTGATGTAGAGAAAGATACTTGGATGGCCATTGATCTCAGCCCAGACAGAAAGCACGCTTCGCTAGTTGCTGGCCAAAGAATCGAAGGCAACCGCTTCATGGTTAGTCTTCTTCATACCTGGTTCAACCCGGTCAACCTTGATGATCTTGAAATGGCCAACGATATTGCTTACTGGGTTCGCAAGTTCCCAGTTAATGCCGTTGCTTACTCAAAGTCCACAGCCTCAGCAGTTGCGGCCAGATTGGCTCCAGCAGGAATCCCAATCCATGAAGTTAACTCGCAGGAATATCAGCAAAGTTGCGATGAGTTCGTTTCGGCTGTTTCATCGATGCGCCTTGCTCATGCGGATCAAGAAGAATTAACCAAGCAAGTTCTATCGGCCGTTAAATTAACTCGAGGCGATGGCGGTTGGGTAATGGGTCGAAAGCAAAGCGGCATAGTCTGTGGAGCAGTTGCTTCAGCAATGGTTACTCACTTCGCAACACGCGGAGAATCAGAAGTGGACATTCAGATAGGATAATGTCTGGACAGTAGCGTATAATATGTCCAATGGGAATCAGGGACTTATTTACAACGCCAAAGCCAACAACCGAAATCACAGTTGATGCGGCTTCGACACCTGCACCGTTCAACAACACAGCATCTTTCAATCCTTTCGTATTTACTCAATCCGTAGCAAGCCGCCAGCAAGCAATGGCAGTTCCAACTATTGCCAGAGCGCGTAACATCATCTGCTCAACACTTGCCGCGTTGCCTCTTGAGCAGTATTCGAAGCTCGATGGTTCTCACATGGGAACTCCAGCAGTAATCAATCAACCAGATCCACGCGTTCCAGGTTCTGCTATCTACGCCTGGCTTGCGGAAGATCTTCTCTTTCATGGCGTTGGGTATGGCCAAGTCCTTGAGCAATATGGTGATACGGGCAGAGTTCGCGCTTGGACTCGCGTTGCTCCAGATCGCGTAACAACTAAACTTAATTCTAATCAAACAGAAATCGTTGGCTACCAAGTCGATGGTTCAGTAGTTCCGACTCAAGGCGTAGGTTCTCTTGTTGTATTTTACGGACTTGATGAAGGCGTGTTAAATCGTGCAGGGCGCACTATCCGAGCAGCACACGCGCTCGAGCAAGCCGCCGAAACTTTCGCTAAGGAGCCAGTTCCACTTCAGGTTCTAAAGTCCAACGGTACAAATCTTCCAGCAGAGCGCATCTCTAAACTTCTAGAATCATGGCGCACCGCTCGTCTTACTAAATCAACCGCGTTTCTAAATGCGGATGTTGAATTGCAAGCGCTGGGCATCGATCCTGCCAAGTTACAACTAAATGAGGCTCGCCAATATGTCGCGCTGGAATTGGCTCGCGCTTGCAACCTACCTGCATATTTTGTAAGTGCTGAAACTACCAGCATGACTTACAGCAACAGCGTTTCGGAACGCCGTTCGCTTATCGACTTTTCAATGAAACCAATTTTGGCTGCTATTGAGCAAAGGCTCAGCATGCCGGACTTCTGCCCTTCAACTGGATCTATTCGCTTCTCGCTCGATGAGTTCTTGCGTTCAGATGCACTTGCTCGCGCTCAAGTCTATGAAATCTTAAACCGAATTGGCGCTATGAGCGTTGAACAAATCCGCGAAGAAGAAGATCTTATCGACAATAAGGAGAACTCATGAAGATAACTATGCCTTACGCAATTACAGCGGCAGACACAGAATCTCGCATCATCGCAGGCCGCATCGTTTCATGGAACGCTGAAGGCAGCACATCTGCTGGCCGCACTATGTTTAAAGAAGATTCAATCACTATGGCTAAGAACATCAAGCTAGTCTTACAGCACGATGTAACTCGCCCACTAGGCAAGATGGTTTCATTTGAGGCAGATGCAGAAGGCATCACAGCAGAATTTAAGATCGCTAAGACAACAGCAGGCAATGACGCACTAGAAGAAGCAGCAACAGGGCTTCGCTCAGATTTTAGCGTTGGCGTAGATGTTGCAGAGTGGGATAACGAAGATGGCGTAATGGCTATCAGCGCATCTAACTTAATCGAGGTTAGCCTCGTAACAGATGGCGCGATCCCGGGCGCAGAAGTCGCGAAAGTAGCGGCAGTAGACACAGAGGATTCCAAAGCATCAACAGATGTTGAGGATGCAACACCACAACCAACCACAGAAGGAGAACAAGTGTCAGACACTACCGTTCCAGAAGTTGCTCCTGCCGCAGAAACGGTAGAGGCTGCAAAGGTTGAAGTTAAGGCTGCAACAGCACCTTACATTTCAACAACTGTTCGTAACCCAATCGTGGATAAGGCTTCTTATCTCGAGCATTCAGTTCGTGCCTCACTAGGCAACGAAACATCAAAGATGTATGTTGCAGCAGCGGCAGACACAACAGACAACGCTGGTCTTGTACCAACTCGTCAACTTACCGAAGTAATTAACGGTATTTCTAACGCGGATCGCCCCCTAGTGGATAGCGTAAGTTCAGGGGTCTTGCCTGATGCAGGGATGACTTTTGAAATTCCAAAGATCACAGTTGCTCCAACAGTTGCAATCGCGGCTGAAGGCGGAACACCATCAGAAACAGATCAGAACGCTGCTTTCGTTTCAGTAGATGTTAAGAAGTACATCGGTCAGCAAACATTCTCACTAGAATTGCTAGACCGTTCATCTCCAGCATTCTTCGCTGAACTCGTACGCCAGATGGAATACGCATACGCAAAGGCAACCGATACAGCAGTTGGAACAGCACTTATCGCTGGCGGAACTGATGGCGGAAACCGCACGCTAACAACTGGCGCTCTTGCCGCTGATTTCGTTTCAGATGCAGCAGTTTCAATCTACGAGAACACACTTGGATTCGCGACAAACATCGCAGTATCTCCAGCACAATGGGGCGTTCTAATGGGCTTGGTCGATTCTTCAAATCGCCCAATTTTCCAACAGACAATCAACCCACAGAACGCAGGCGGAACACTTACAGCAACAGCAGTTCGTGGAAACCTTCTCGGTCTAAACCTTCGCGTAGCTCGTAACCTTTCAGGTACAGGCGATAACTCAATGATTATCGTTAACCCAGATGCTTACACATGGTACGAGTCTCCTCGCCTATCGCTCCAGACTAACCTCATCTCAACAGGTCAGGTTCAAGTTGGATACTACGGCTACGGTGCAATCGCTACAAAGATCGCAGCAGGCGCTTACCGTTACATGGTTGCATAACCAATAACTAATCATGGGGGGGCTGCTGCTCCCGGTGGCTCCCCCAGCCGTTTAATAGAGAGGATGTAGAGATGGCTTCAATCGTTACAGTTGCAGAACTAAGGTCTATCCTTGGCGTTTCTACATCCCTTTATAACGATGCTTATTTAACAGATGTAATCGACACAGCAGAGGCAGTTATCTTGCCGATGCTCGTTACATACGCTTCACCGATTTCACGCGTGGAGTTGCAGGACAACATCGCTTATTACACAGTTCTAGGCGAGAACAACTTTTCAGAGGGTCAGAGCGTAGTCATCACAGGATGCGGCTCCCCGTTTAATGGCACTTTTACAATCTTGGAATCTAGCAACTACGACATAGACACCTATGTTATGAACTCTAATTCTCGCGTATTCGTAGATGGCGTTTATAGAGACTTCAACGGATTCTTCACAGTATCAATTACAAATGCAGACATCGATGGCCGAAATGTTATCCCTTCAGGCAAAGCAACCCTTTCAGGCGCTGCAACCTATGTAGGCGTAAGCGCAGTTGAATCAGCAGTTCTAGCAGTATCAGTAGAAGTATTCCAATCTCGCATCGCTCCAGGTGGGCAGATCGAGGGAATCGACTTCACAAATGTCTCGCCTTATCGTTTAGGCCGCAGCCTTTTTAACCGCGTATCAGGACTCCTAGGGGCGTACATCGACACCGATTCAATGGTGCAATAAATGCCAGCCTCAACAATCCTGGACACAGTTCGTCAACCTTTAGCCACAGCCTTCGCCAATGTCGCAGGCAATGTCTATGCCTATGTTCCAGAAGCGCCGATGGTTCCCTTCGTAGTGTGCGTTCCAGATTCTCCCTATCTTGAATTAGAGACAATCGGCAAGACCACACTTCACACTAAAATTAATCTTGTAATCTCGGTCGCAGTTGCATATAACAGCAACCCGGCATCGCTCGACAATCTCGAGCAGCTCGTAATAAGTGTTCTGAAAGTTATCCCAGTAGGATACACAATCGGAGCGGTTGAAAAACCAACGGTAACTCAGGTCGGGCCTTCTAATGTGTTGGTCGCAGATATCAGAGTTTCTACCTACTACACACAAACAAACTAAGGATAAATAATGGCAACCACAGTAATCACAGGTCGCGATATTTCTCTATCTTTCACAGGTGGAACAGATATCGAAGCCCAAGCAACTTCAGCAGTTCTAACTAAGACCAACATTCGCGAGACATATCAGACTCTCGATGGCGAGGCTTACAAAACTGTAAATCTTGAGGGTACTTTTGCTCTTTCAATGCTTGCTGATTGGGGCAAGGCTAACTCAGTATGCGAAGCACTATGGACAGCAGCAGAGACAGCACCAGATACAGACATCAGCGTAACTCTTACAGCCGCTACAGGCGCTCAGTTCGTGTTTCCAATTATGCCTGAATTTCCAACAGCAGGTGGCGCTGGAACTGATGCTCAGACAGTAGACTTTACTTTCAAAGTATCTAAGGGCGCAGTAGTCGAAACCTTTAGCTAAAAAATAGAAACGGGAGCAAACAATGCAACAGCAAATAACAATTAAATATGTTGATGGATCGGAAACCACTTACCTGGTTCGCCCACCTGATTACGCCAAGTGGGAGATGACAACTAAAAAGGTTATCTCCCAGTTTGGTGGCATGTGGGACATTCTTTATGTAACGCATTCAGCAATGAAACGCGATGCAGGCGGCAAGCCAACCAAGACACTCGATGTCTGGATGGAATCGGTCGCAGATGTTGAAGTAGGTGAAGGAAACCCAAAAGTCATTCAAGAGGAAGCGTAAGCCGACTCTTGGTGGAATTGGCGATAGCCACTCAGATCCCTATGGATCATTGGCAAAGCGCCGAGGATATTCTTACAGCGATTGAAATACTAGAGGAGCGTAATCGTGGCAGATGAATTAATTGCCTTCGATAAAACGGAACTTCGCATGGTATTTAAAGCCTTAAAGAATATGGGTGAAGAAGCCAACGATGAGGCCAAGCGCCAATCAGGCGCTCTGGCTGAATTCGCCCGGGCTGAGGTTATTCAGACAGCAAGCCGAGGTAATAACACTAAAGTCTCAGGGCGCATTGCTCAGGGTTCTAGGGTTAAGAAGTCAAGCCGTATCGGTGAGATTACTTATGGCTTCGCTTCTCAAAAGTTCTCAGGTGGCGCAACCACTAGAGATATCTGGGGCGGTACTGAATTCGGATCTAACAAGTACAGGCAGTTCCCTGTCTGGTCAGGCCGCGAAGGTCGAGGCTCTAAGGGCTGGTTTATCTATCCAACGCTGAGAAAGATCCAACCTCAGATCGTTGCTAGATGGACAGAATCATTTACTAAGATTTTGAAGGAGTGGGGCTAATGGCAACAGGTACAAGAGCGTTAACGCTCAAGCTTCTTGCTGATGTCGATAACTTCACTAAGAACCTTGATAAAGCGGATAAAGATGTAGCCACCTTCGGCGATAAAGTTGCCAAGTTCGGAAAGATTGCTGGAGCAGCATTCGCAGCCGCAGGCGCGGCAGCCGTTGCCTATGCTGGAAAGTTGGCCATCGATGGCGTTAAGTCTGCTATTGAGGATGAAGCGGCTCAAGCCAAGTTAGCCAATACTTTAAAGAATGTTACTCAGGCAACAGATGCCCAGATTGCAAGCACAGAAGAATTTATTCTTCAGACTTCTCTGGCTACTGGCGTTGCCGATGATGAACTTCGCCCATCGCTTGATCGTTTAACCCGAGCAACTAAAGATGTTGACAAGGCTCAAAAGTTACAGGCGCTAGCCCTAGATATTTCGGCAGGTAGTGGCAAGTCGCTCTCAGCCGTTACAGAAGCCCTTTCTAAGGCTCAGGAAGGCAATCTGGCAGGGCTTAGCCGTTTAGGCGTTGGAATTGATAAGGCTGAACTCAAAACTCTTTCATTCGATCAGATCACAGCAAAACTTGCTGGCACTTTCGAGAACCAGGCATCAAAGCAAGCCGATACATTCCAAGGAAAGTTAAGCCGATTACAGGTTGCATTCGATGAAGGCAAGGAAACCGTAGGCGCTTACATTCTCACAGCAATCACTCCCCTGGTTGAGAAGTTGGTTAAAGATGTTATTCCTGCAATCGCAGACTTCACTAGCAACCTAGGCGATAAACTTCGCCCGGTTGTAGAGTTTCTAAGCCCAATAATTAATGGCCTTCGATCAGCGTTTAACTCAGTTAAAAATTCACTTAACGACAACAGCGAAGAACTCAAGCCGCTTATCAACCTGTTCAAGAATATCGCTGAATTCGCTAGAGATATTTTAGCGCCAATCCTAAGTAAGACTTTAGGCAAAGCCTTCGAGATTGTAGGCGGAGCAATAGGCGGTCTTATTGGTGGCCTAGCCAAGGTAGTTTCATTCTTCGATGATCTTTACAATAAGATTAAGCGAGTAATCGATATTGCCAAGGGTATCGGCTCAGCCCTAAATCCTTTTAGCAGCGCATCATTCTCAACTGGATCATCTTCTCCATCAACGCCATCAGCACCTATATCTTCAACGCCATCACTTTCTGGCTATCGCTATGTTGGTGGCGGCAATACCAATATCACAGTTAATGGCGCAATCGATAGCGAATCAACCGCTCGCCAGATCGTCAGCATTCTCAATGATTCACAAGCTCGAGGAACGCTAGGAAGCGCGGCCTTCGTATGACCTTATGGACACCCGATTGGGCGGTTGAGGTCAATGGGCTTGGCGATGTAACGAATCTAGTTTTATCTGACTTAACGATTACCTCTGGCCGAACAGATATTTATAGCCAGCCAATCGCTGGTTATTGCCGATTTACAATAAAGAACCTAGATCAATCAGCCATCGCCTTCGATGTAAATGATTCCATAGTGGTCAAGATAAAAGATTCAACTGGCACTTATGTTCCAATCTTCGGCGGAGATGTTTCGGACATCGATATTGTGGTGGCCACAGGCGAACCAGCCATAACCCAGAACATAACAGTTACAGCCTTAGGGGCTTTATCAAAGTTGCCGAAAGTATTAACTCAAGGCGTGTTAAGTAAAGACTTCGATGGAGATCAGATCTACGAGGTACTGCAAGCGGTTCTCTTCGACCAATGGAATGAAGTACCAGCAGCAGAAACCTGGGCGGCTTACGATCCCACAATTACTTGGGCTAATGCCGAGAATTCTGGATTAGGCGAAATAGATCGCCCGGGTGATTACGAACTTACTGCCAGATCAGCCTCAACTACTGATGTTTATTCTCTGGTGGCTAGCCTTGCGACTTCTGGGCTTGGTTATATCTATGAAGATGCTTCTGGCCGAATTGGATATGCAGACTCAACTCATCGATCACAGTACTTAGCAGCTAATGGATATGCTTATGTAGATGGCGGCTGGGCTTATGCCAAGGGTATTGCAACATCTAAGCGCCTTGGAGATATACGCAATAAGGTAACTATTACCTATAAGAATGGGCAACAAGAAACAGCCGAGGATGCCGCATCGATTGCGGTCTATGGCACTCAAGGCCAAAACATTCAAACCAGCATTGAAAATGGCGCAGATGCACTAAGCCAGGCGGGGTTCTATTTAGACATTCGGGCATACCCTCAATATCAATTTAAGAGCATCACCTTTCCAATGGCTAATCCAAATATCCCAGATGCCTCTCGCGATCAAGCCTTTAACATATTCATGGGCTTACCCTTGGACATCGAGGACTTACCTCTAAACATTGCCGATGGCCGATACCAAGGATTCGTAGAAGGCTGGACTTGGACTACTCGATTTAACGCACTTGATCTAACAGTTATTGTTTCGCCAGTTGCCTTTTCACTTCAGGCTTTCAGGTGGAATAGCGTTCCAGTTACAGAGACATGGAACACGCTTAGCCCTACTTTAGATTGGAATAACGCTACAATAGTAGCCTGACAAGGAGAATATATGGCAACGACAACTAATTATGGGTGGGATACCCCAGATGATACCGACCTGGTTAAGGATGGCGCAGCCGCTATTCGCACCCTTGGCTCATCTGTCGACACCACCACGAAGGCGCTAAACCCTTCTACAACCCTTGGCGATATTGAATATCGATCAGCCACCGCTAACACAAACACTCGTTTAGGCATTGGCACAACTGGCCAAGTTTTGACGGTTTCTGGTGGCGTACCTTCTTGGGCAACTGCCGCAAGTGGCAGCATGACTACACTTGCTAGCGGAACTTTTTCATCAAACGCTTTATCGCTTACCTCAATAAGCGGTGCCTATAAAAATTTAGTTTTAGTAGTTCGTAACGCTTATCTAAACGATGATATTGGCATAAGAGTAAATTCAGATTCAGGCAGTAATTACGGTTGGACTCAAACTCCATCAACGCAAACCGCTAACAATAGCGCGGCAAATAATAGCCGTTGGCAGATTTCTTACCCAAATGTTACAACTGGCAATGGCCCTAACTTCTTTACTATGACCATTCATGATTATGCAAATACAGATTCATATAAAACCTGCAACTCTATATATGGCGGCAACCCACAGGGGTCTAAGGCTTTATCAAATAACTCAGGCGTTTGGGCTAACAGCAACGCTATTACTGGAATATCATCAAGCAATAACTTTACATCAGGCTCATACATACTTTACGGAGTTAATTAAAATGAAGATCCTAGAACATAATGTAACTACAGGCGAAGTTATCGAACGCGATATGAATAAAGATGAATTGGCTCAATACAAAAAAGATCAAGCCGCAAAAGAACAACAAATAGCGGATTTAGAGGCGGCAGCAATTGCTAAGGCTGCACTTCTTGAACGCTTAGGAATTACCGCAGAAGAAGCAACACTTCTACTTGGATGAAACCTAAATTATGCAAGGCAGGGCAACAACTTCGCGAACAGTTCGATGATTGTTTCGGCGATCGTGATCGCACCTCAGACGGCTGGATCGGCGATAGTCGCCACTCAGCTCGTAAGTCTGACCATAATCCAGATGCGCAAGGCTGGGTTCGTGCCATTGACATTGACCGGGATCTATCAGGAAAACCAAAGCCAGACATCATGCCTGATCTGGCGGATCAACTTCGCATCTTGGCAAAGTCTGATAAGCGCATCTCGTACATCATCTTCGATGGCAAGATTGCCTCAGCCAAAAGCGCGTGGCGTTGGAGAACTTATACAGGCATCAATAAGCACCGCCATCATTGCCATATATCTTTCAGTATCAAGGGCGATCAAGATGGTTCGTTCTTTCAAATACCACTACTAGGAGCAAGCAAATGAATATGAAGCACCCAGCAATCGTATCTATTGGAGCCTTCTTGGCTGTATGGGGTACAACTTCTAACTTCGCACTCGATTACCGAGCGATCCTTGGTTCAATCGTTGCTGGCATATTCGGTTATGCGACACCTAAAAAATGAGCCAGATGTAAAGTTATTGCTTGATGATATTCCAGTAATAGCGTTGCTGTTAGCCCAAACGCCTGA